CAATCCTGCCGGAGCGGTTTTGTTGGTGCGACGGACTATGAGCCCGATGAGCCACCGGACACTCTAAGCGAACTAAGGCGTGTGTTGCAGCGCTGTGCACGAACCTCTCCTATCGGCAAGACAGTCGACTGACGTCAATGCTGGCCGAACGACCCTTACGGGTCGATGGCGATCGTTGAAGAAGTGACGGCGATGCCAATCTCATGCCCGATCTGATGCTGACTGACAGACCATGTTTTTACTTACGCAAGTCTTGCGACGTCTGTTGCCGTGCCCCGTATTGGGGGGAGGTGCCAAATCTGACACCGGACACGCCTCGGCCCATGTTTCGATCTCCCGTGTCAGCCAAGCGACGCGCCGATCGGACAGGACGCGCGGCTTTGGGAACTTGTGCTCGCGGACGAGTTTCTGGATAGTGGCTTCGGATAACGACACTGCGGTGGCAACGGCAGGCAGGTCAAGATAAATCGGTTTCATTGATTCTCCCGGCTGGAGCGCCGCTCAGTCAATTTTCGGCATAACGCGATCAACCATGTCGCGATCGCTTTCGATGCTAAGAACCCATCGAAGGGCGGCAGCACGTTCGCCGGTACTGTTCTGCAGCTCCGCAGTGATCTGTTTGCGGGTTCTCATTCGGGGTTTCGCGTGTCCCATTACTTCGCGTTGGCCGCGCGACTTTTCGTGCCCCTTCTTCGTGTCGGCTACGTAGACGAGTTCGCGCACCTTTTCTCGCTGTGCGTCCGGCTCGAGGCGCGCCAGTTTGACTGCATGCGTTACGGGAACCTTGCCGCTGTCCACTGCTTTCTGTACATCCGCGCAGCACTCGAGTAAGGCGAGTGTCGAACGCACGGTTGCAACTTTGCAGTTGAAAATCATCGCAACCTGATCTTCACCGCGGCCAAGTGCCATCAGCTGCCGCATCTTCTCGGCGCGGCCGAGCGGCGTGTCTGCGCGACGGTGTTCGTTTTCGCTGACGATCGCATCGAGAGCCTGCTCACGCTTGCCTTTGAAAACGACCGCCGGCACCTGGCGAGGTGCGGCGCCACGCTCCTTTCGCCATGTATTCGCCAGTCGGCAGGCCTTGACGCGCTGCCGGCCGAGTACGACTTCGACCTCACCAGTCTCGGGATTTTTCGAGATCTCGATTGGCATCACGATGCCTTGATAGTCGATGTTGTGCGCCATCATTTCGTCGACAGGTAGATGAACGCGATCATCGTAAAGAGGGGACGTCTTGTCCGTTACGAGTACCAGTTTTTCCGGATCGAAAAACAGCAGATTGGTTTTGCCAGCAGCGCCGTAGGCATCGAGTGAATTTTTCGCCATGGTTATATTTTGTTAGTAATGTTAATTGGATTCGCGATAGTCGGTATGGATCTAGGGTTCTCGCAGCACCGCAACTGCGCGCCGTGCGGTGCGTGCGCAACGTGGCAGCGCGGCATCGATCATTCCGCCACGTCGCCGGCCTGCCGACGCTTGATGTCCATGCGCGCAGCTGCTCGCCGTTGCTCGCGAATTTCCCTCGCGCGTGCCGAAGATTCGAGCGTCTTGCGCACGCTGTCGCGTTGGATCGCGGTGTCGAAGTCGCCGCGCATATGGAGCAGCTGCCATTCGACGCGTAGCAGGTGTGTGGGCAGGTGGGCTTTCTGCATGGCGTGCTCACGCGCTGTACGTGGTCGAGTTCGGTGCGTCGGCCTCTTCGCCGGTGTATGTCCATGCGATGCATGCGACGCCGACGGCGAGCCAGAGCAGAACGATTTTCCAGAGGGACATTGGCTTGGTCATGTGCACCTCAAATGCCGAATGCAGGGGCGACCGCGCTGGCGATCAGGTAGAGCACGGCGAGCGCGACGAGCCGGTGCCAGTCACGCACATGCACTGCACACGATTTCGGGCACGAGAGTTCGCTGCGCTGGAACAGGGTGATACGCATCAGGGCCTCGTTTGTCGTTTGCAGCGGCAATGCTGCGACGAGACGGACTTTAGCGAAACGCGAAACGCTTGTCTATAGCGAAACGCGAAAGCTTGCGCTAAATTTGTAACGCTGAATGGCGACGAGCGATGTCAGGTGGCGGGCCGAGCGGAATGGGCGCGTACGTCTGGAGGCAACCTGACAAGACTGACAGTTGTTGAAAGCAATCTGTCTTTTTGATTAAACTACTGTACATGCATACAGTATTGCGGCGCTAACGAGGGTGGGGCTGTTGATGAAAGAGGAACCGATTAAACGCTTACGATGCAAGCCGGGGGACGTCGCGAGGGTTGTATGGTCACTCAACGAGGCCCTTATTGGGCGCATCGTTGAGGTGGTCCAGATACATTTCGACGGGAGGTGGGAGTGCGAGCTTGCGGGGCCGCCGGTGATCGGTTTGGCCGACGATGGCGACGGTTTGATTTTGACTCGTGACTGGCTGTTTTCGGACTATTGTCTTGAGCCACGGCCCGGTCACAAGCACACGGCGTTACCCGCCCTTGCCGAATCGCTTGCTGCTTGAGGGGAAAGTGGTGGGTTGTGTTGGCGATTGCGTTAAGAGCCAGCCGATAAACGATTCGACCTGTGCGCGTTGGTTGGGGTTGAGCTCGTTCCAGCCGGCGGGAGGGGCGGCTGGAGAATTCGCAGACGCGGCGACCGAGTGGTCGGTGTCCATCCAACCGACCGGTTTGCCAATGTTCTGTTCGATTTTGCGTGCCGTCACTGCACGCATGCCGCGTGCTCGGCCCGTCTTCGAATCCTTGGCGCCGTCTCGCAGGTTGGTAAATTGCGAGTGAGACATCCCGATGGCGGCAGCAGCAGCAGCCGGCCCACCATGCTCAGATTCGATGATCTTGAGGTTGTCGCGACGTATTTGGTCGATGTCCTTCATGTCTGCAATTCAATAGCAAAACGCTAAAGCCGTATATGCGCGAAACGCTATAGACAAAGCTTTTGCGTTTCGCTAAAGTTGCGGCATGGACCTCAGAACCTATCTCGACGCCGAGCGCGGTCGACTCGTGAAATTGGCCGCTGCTATCGGCGCTCATGCGTCAGACCTCAGCGCATGGGCAAACAAGAAAAGGCCCGTGCCAATCCCTTTTGGTTGGCCGATCGAGCGAGAAACGGATGGCCAGGTTCGGAGAGTTGATCTCTTCTCCGCAGACGTGATCCCTGATATCTGGCCGGAGCTCGCCCAACGAAAGGAGACCGCATGACGCGTCCCCGCTCACGCTGGCCCGTTCTCCGAAGCTTGCTGATCCATCATCGCAGCCCGATCGCGCGACTCGCATATCGATGCAATTTTCGATGGGTCGACCGGCTTCAGGAGGCGTATATGCGTCGACTAATCCGCACCGGCACCGAACCCGATTTAGTTGTCGGCCCGGATGGGCGAGTCATTCCCCGTCGTCGATCGGTATCAATCCCGCCTTCGTTGCTTGCTTTTCTAGATCGTCGTAATCGAGCTCCATCGTCCGACGACATTCCGGGCACCAGACCGGCGGATCTAAGCGGCCGTTGAGCGCGCGCTCAATGGTCTCTTTGCGCACGAACCCGCAGAAATTGCAGCGGAAATCGTAGGGGTGGTTTGTATCCATAAATCCGGCTCCGTTGATCGAGTGAACGAATGTTATTCGATCCGGAGTTCGGTTAACAGCATGAAAAACGGTGAAATTCAAGGGTAAAAATGGCTCACCATTACAGCGATTCCGAATGGACCGACGTGCTTTACAAATCGGTCTCGAAAACTCCGGGGAAGGTCGGCGACGCGGCTCGCTATTTGAGCGAGCGACGCGGAATTCACATCACCGGGGAATCTTTGCGGCTCAAGTTGCGTGAAGTCGAAGGCGCTCGCATCACGGGCGAGATGTTCGAAATGTTGATCGAGTGGATGCAGGAAAAAAATCAGCCCCATGCGCTCGATGCACTGCACGCACTGAATGCGCGGTTCGGCCTGGTCGCCGGCGCGCCGATCCAGCGCGAAAGCAGCGCCGAAATTTCGGCGCTTGTGTCGGCCGCACTGGTAGTCAGCAGCTACGCCGGGCGGTTTGCTGAGGAAATTCACAAGGCCGTCGAAGACGGCGTGATCGAGCGGCATGAGGTCGAGGCGATCGAGCGCGCCGCGCGCGAAAGCCAGCGTCAAATCGAGGTCGCCGTCTGTACCGCGCGCGCCTTGGTCGTCAATCCGCGCTAACGCGCTTCCGAAGCATTTGGGGAAACAATGGGCGCCAGCCATGAGGCTGAGGCGCGCGGGGTAATTGCGTCCGTAGAATCCGAGCAGGCGGTGCTAGGCGCGCTCATGCTGGACAACGGCGCATACGACCTGATCGCCGCGGAACTGTCCGCAGACGACTTCACGGTCGGCGATCATCGCGCGATCTTCACTGCAATTCAACATCTGATCGTCAGCTCGCGCCCGGCTGACGTGCTGACCGTTTTCGAGCAGCTGCGCGCGACCCATGCGAAGGTTTCGGAACCACTCCGATACCTCAACGATCTCGTCAATTCGACGCCGAGCTCGGCGAATCTGAGTCGATATGCGGACATCGTTCGGTCGCGTTCGCAGCTGCGCGGCGCGGTGCGTGCTGCCCGTGCCGTGATCGATCAATGTCACAACACGAACGGGCGCGAAGCGACCGAGATTATCGACTCGGCGCAGGCGGCTTTTCTGCGACTGTCCGATCGCGGCCAGCGCGCGGCAGACAGTTTCCAGCCAATGCAGCCAGCGTTGACGCGTGTGGTCGAGCGCATCGACGAACTGTTCCATCGCGAGGACCGCGGCGGAATCACCGGAACGCCGACCGGGTTTGTCGACTTGGATGCGCGACTCGACGGTATGCACGGCGGCGAATTGATAATCGTCGGCGGACGGCCGTCGATGGGAAAGACCTCGCTCGCAATGAATATCGCCGAGCACGTCGCCATCGTGTCGAGATTGCCCGTCGGCGTCTTGTCGCTGGAAATGCCCACCGAACAGTTGACCATGCGCATGCTGGCGTCGACCTCCCGTATCAGCCAAAACAGGCTGCGAACCGGTCGCCTCGAGGATGACGACTGGCCGCGTCTGACGCGGGGCGTCGAGCTTATGGCCAACGCGCCTGTGCATATTCTCGATAGTTCCGCCATCACGCCGTCGAAATTCAAATCCGAGTTGCGCCGCTTACATCGCGAATGCGGCAGGCTCGGGCTGATTGTCGTCGACTACCTGCAGCTGATGTCGGGCGACGGCGGCGGATCGGAAATGCGGGCCACCGAAGTCGCCGAAATATCGCGCGCACTCAAACAGATCGCGAAAGAGCTCGATGTGCCGATCATCGCCTTGTCGCAGCTCAATCGCGGTCTCGAAAATCGCCCGAATAAACGACCCGTCATGTCCGATCTGCGCGAATCCGGTGCGATCGAGCAAGACGCCGACGTGATCCTCTTCATTTATCGGGATGAGGTCTACAACCCGGACAGCGCGGATCGCGGTACGGCTGAAATCATCATTGCGAAGCAGCGGAACGGCCCGATCGGCACCGTGCGCCTCGCATTCCAAAACGCAACGACTCGGTTCGAGAATTTCGCCGAGCCGACATCAAGTTACTGACCTGTATGAAAACCGTTTCTCCTTTCTACTCCTGGCGCCGCGCGATGATGTCCAGCGCGCTGCCGTCGACGACGAAGCTCGTGCTGTTCGTCGTGGCGGAATATTCGAACGGGATGGATGGCACCTGCTGGCCGTCACTCGAAACCATTGCCGAGAAAGCGACGCTGTCGATTCGCGCGGTGACGAAGCATCTTGGCATCGCTGCAGAGTTCGGATGGCTGACTAGTTGGCGTTCGCGCCGGCCGGATCGGAAGTGGGCACATGTGCACTATAGGCTGTCAATTCCGGAGGACGTTGCGCTCCAACAGCGCGATGCGATCGATCTCGATCTCGCTGCAGCCGATGATGAACTGGCGGTCGGAGGCCCCGAACGTGGTGCCGAGACTGCTCAGAAAGTAGGCAAATCGGCACCACGTGCCAGTAACTCCGGCGAATCACTGGCACGTGGTGCCAGTAACTCCGCTGCGGCGCCGGAACGTGGTGCCAGTGAAGGCGCTCAGGGGCTGGAATCCACCGATCCGGTAGAAAGTTCCTGGCACCACGTTCCAACTAACTACCCAGTAAACAGAAATACGAGTAAACCCTCTCTCTATCAAACCACGGTGGTTAGCACAGGTAGCGGCGATCAGAGAGAAAAACCCTGTGACGGAGATTTTTCGTTCGCTCGGTGGATGCTCGACAGGCTGCGTGCTAACGATCCTGGGTTTCCTGCGCCGAATCTCGACGAGTGGGCGGCCGACGTCGCGGCGATGATTCGCGACGACGGCCGATCGGTCGATGCGATGGCGCGGCTCGTCGGTTATGCGCTGCGCGACAAGTTTTGGAAGCGGGTCATCACGTCGCCGGCACGCCTGCGAAAGAACTGGGAGGAATTGCGGCGCCGGCGCAACGCGGCGATCGAATCGAAGGCTACAGCGTCGGCGTCTGGCGCGGTGGCGAGCCACGCTTCTTCCGGTGTTGATGATCGCCGGTGTGCGCACCTCGAAGCCGGCTGCCGCTGCACGAATGCAGCAACAACTCTCATCGGTGCCGGCGCGTCGCGGCGCGGCTATTGCCGAAAGCACATCGGTTTTTACGAAGAATGACGGGGAAATTATGACGATCGAAAGACGACTCCAAAATTGGGCACGAGCGTACAGCTTCGGTGAAGGGCATTCCGACGGAACGGTGGCAAGCATCTACTTCCCGAATTCCGCGGGGAAAACCGTTGCGAGCGACGTGGACGTTGCGGACGCTGAGTTGGTCGAGAAGGCGTGGCGTCGCCTGATGCCGCTCGACAAGCAGCTGCTTCGCATGCACTACATGTGGAACGCGCGGCCCGCCATGATTTGCCGGCGGTTGGGTATCAAGGTGCGTCCGCACTCGGTGTTCGATTTCGCACTGTCGCACGCGCGCAAGGCAATCGAAGAACAGCTGAGCGAGTCGGTCCGTCCGCATGTGCGGATCACCGACGTCATTGCGCGAATGCAGAATGATGTTGCGAATTAGAAATAGCTGATCTACACTTCGATCCACAATTTGATCCGGCGAAAGCTGAGTAGAGTTCGGGCACTCCCCGGGCTCTCTGGCGGCCGGAAGAATCGCAAAGCCTCGATCGCGAAAGCGTCGGGGCTTTTTGCATTGGAGCGTCGAATGACGAAGAAAGCCCCGACGCCTTGTCGCCACCTCGGCTGTCGAGCACTGGTCGACGTGCCGGGCTACTGCGAACGGCACCAGTCGGAAGCGACAGGTTGGGGCTCGCCGCGATGGAGCGGCAGTCGTCACGAACGCGGCTACGGATCGAGGTGGGTCAAGCTTCGTGAGCGAATCATGAAGCGGGACAACGGGCTCTGCCAACAGTGCCTGCGTGAGCGGAAGGTCACGCGAGCCGAGCACGTCGACCACATCGTCTCGAAGGCGAGCGGCGGCTCGGACGCCGACTCGAACCTCGAGGCGCTTTGCGGGCCGTGTCACCGAGCCAAGACGGCGCGGGAGCGGCGGCGACCGGCGGTCGCGCCGCCCCCGGGGGCGGGTCGATTTTCTGGGGGCGAGCCCGGTCGGGACTGATCGCCCAATCGTTTTTTTATGTGCGCAAGTTTTGGAGGGGGGGGTATCAAAGCCCCTTTGACAGAGCATGGGACAAAGAGGACCGCAAGCCCAGCCGAATGTGCTGAAGCTGATGCGGGGCAACCCGGGTAAGCGCCCGTTGAACCTCGCCGATGGCGTGCACCCCGAAGTGGCGGTGCCCGACATGCCACCGCACCTCAATCGCGAGGCGCGCAAGGAATGGAAGCGCATCACGGTCGAGCTCGAGAAGCTCGGCCTGATTTCGAGGCTGGATCGAGCGGCGCTTACGTTGTACTGCCAAGCGTGGGGCCGGCTCGTCGAGCTCGAGACCGCGTTCGAGCGTCGCAAGGAAGTGCTGGACCTGTCGGGGCTCGGTGCGACTGCTGCCTACGTTGACACGGCGCCGAGCGGCTATCGGTCGAACGCCGTCGAGATCAACATGATCAACGCGCTGCAGGAGCAGGTGCACAAGTTCCTGCAGAGCTTCGGCTTGTCGCCGGCAAGCCGCTCGCGCGTGACGCCGTCGAACAACCAAATGCAGCTGCCCGGTATGGAAGAACCGGCAGGGTGGGGAAAATTCGCTAAATGACATTCGTTGATACGGCCAACCAGTACATCGACGATGTCCTGGCCGGCCGTATCGTCGCGTGCAAGTGGGTGAAACTGGCATGCGAACGGCAGCGCCGGGATCTCGCTCGCGCCGAAATGGGCGATCCAGATTTTCCCTACCGCTTCGACAACGACGCGGCGACGCGCATCTGCGAATTCATCGAGCTCCTGCCGCACACGAAGGGGCGATGGGCGCGCACGCGCCAGAGCATCAAGCTCGAACCGTGGCAGGCGTTCATTCTGACCACGGTGTTCGGCTGGTTGCATGTCGACAGTGGCTTGCGACGGTTTCGGCGTGCGTACGAAGAGGTCGCGCGCAAGAATGCGAAGTCGACGAAGAGCTCCGGCATCGCGCTGTACCTGTTCGCGGCTGACGGCGAACCCGGCGCGGAGGTCTATAGCGCGGCGACGACGCGCGATCAGGCAAAGATCGTGTTCGACGACGCGCGCGCGATGGCGCTGCGTGAGCCGGACATGTGTGCGGCGCTTGGTGTCGAGATTCTTCAACACCAGTTGCTGACGGACGATGGCAGCAAGTTCCTCCCGTTGTCTGCAGAGGGCAGCACACTCGACGGCCTCAACGTGCACGGTGGCGTGATCGACGAGTTGCACGCGCACAAGACGCGCGCGGTATTCGACGTCATCGACTCGGGCACGGGCGCGCGTGATCAGTCGCTGTTGTGGCTGATCACGACGGCCGGCTCCGACCTGACGGGCATTTGTTACGAGCAACGCACGCACGTGACGAAGATTCTGGAAGGCGTGTTCGTCGACGAGACATTCTTCGGGATCATCTTCACGCTCGACGATGGCGACGACTGGTCGGATCCGTCCGTATGGATCAAGGCGAATCCGAATCTTGGCGTGTCCGTGTTCGTGGACGACATGGAGATGGCGTGCCGCAAGGCGCAGTCGATGCCGAGCGCGGTGAACAACTTCCTCACGAAGCGGCTGAATGTCTGGGTGAACGCGGATTCGGCTTGGATGGACATGCGTGCGTGGGAGCGCTGCGCTGATCGAGACATGCGGCTCGACGATTTCGTTGGTGAGCGCTGTTGGATCGGTATGGACCTCGCGGAAAAGACCGACTTCGCCGCGCTGGTGCTGGTGTTTGAGCGGGCCGGGACGTTTTACGTGTTTCCGCGGTTCTATCTGAACGAGTATGCGGTCGAGAACGGTTCGAACTCGCAGTACAGCGGGTGGGAGCGCGCCGGACACATCATCGTCAATGAAGGCAACGCGACGGACTTCGATCTCATCGCGGACGACATTCGCCGATTCTGCGGCATGTTCGACGTGCAAGAGATCCCATTCGACCCGGCGATGTCGCGATATTTTGCGACGCAGCTGGTCAAGGAAGGGTTGCCGCTCGTCGAAATTCGTCAGGCGCCGATCTTTTTTACGCAGCCGATCATCCAAACCGAGAACCTCGTGCTCGAGGGCAAGCTCAAGTTCGATGGCAACCCGGCGATGACTTGGATGGTCAGCAACGTAGTCGTGACAACGTCGCGATACAACGGGCTCAAGCATCCGACCAAGGAACGGCCGGAAAACAAGATCGACGGCCCGGTTGCAATGTTCCTGGCCCTCGGCCGGGCAATGATGGGCGATGAAAGCGACGATGGCGTCGCGGACGGACTGTAGGCGATGAGCATTCGACAACGATTTTCAGCCGCGATGCAGGCATTCGGCCGGCCGGAGCTGTCGGCACAGGCAGTAACGAATCCGCCGAGCGGGACGGCCAGCCCGGAGGGTTGGTTTCTGCGGGCGCTCGGCGGTGGGCGAAGCGTCTCGGGACAGGTTGTGACGCCCGACAGTGCGCTGCGCGTGATGGCCGTCTATGCGGCGACGCGGATTCTGGCGGAATCGATGGCGAGCCTGCCGATTTCGGTCTATCAGGCCGATGGCACGAAGCGCCGCCGCGTGTCGCAACATCCGTTGAGCACGTTGCTTCATGACTCGCCGAACCCGAACAATACGGCGTTCGAGTTTGTCGAGATGGGGCAGGCGCATCTCGGCTTACGAGGGAACTGCTATTCGTGGATCGATTGGAGCGGCGCGGGCGAGGTGCAGGGCCTGTATCCGATGCACCCGGACAAGGTCGTGCCGCGCTACGACAAGACTGCGCGGAAATTTACGTACGACCTGGACGGCATAAACGGCGTGCCGGCGCATCACGTGTTGCACATCCGGGGCTTTTCGCTCGACGGGTTGCTCGGTCTGTCGCCGATCGGCCTCGCGCGTGAAACGCTTGGGCTGGCGATGGCCGCCGAGCAGGTCGGCAACGAAGCATTCTCGGACGGCTTTGTTCCGCCGATCGTGCTCGAGGTGTCGGAACGAGCAGACAAGGATCAGCGCGCGACGTACCGCCGTGAATGGGTCGATCTCATTCGCCAGCGCCGCAATGGTCCGCCCGTGATTTCCGGCGGCATGAAGTTGCACGCGTTGCGCTTGTCGATGGCCGATCTGCAGTTCATTGAGTCGCGGCGGTTCAGCATTGCCGAGATCGCGCGGCTGTTCCGGATCCCGCTGCACATGCTCGGGGATCTCGAGCGCGCAACCAACAACAACATCGAGCAGCTGTCGCTCGAGTTCGTGAAGTACACGCTCGCGCCGTGGATCAAGCGGTGGGAGCAGAGACTGAACCTGACGTTGCTCTCGCAGGATGAGCGCACGCGCGGCCTGTACATGAAATTCAACGTCGACGCGTTGCTTCGCGGCGACATCAAGTCTCGCTACGAGGCATACCGGATCGGCTTGGAGGGGCGAATTCTCAACGCGAACGATGTTCGCGAGATGGAGGATCGTGACGCGTACGACGGCGGCGACGAATTCTGGGCGCCGCTCAACATGGCGCCGGTTTCGGTGCCGCGTGAAAAGAAGGACGGACAGCAATGAAATATCCGCTTTTGGCGTCGTTGGTATTCGGCCAGGCGCACATGATCGAACCCGGAAAGCTGGACGTGATTCTGCGCGTGCTGGCCGACCGCATGGACCTGCAACTCGATATGAGCGAGCGGGTGCCGCTCGGCGCGTTCGATGATCCGAACAAATTTGCGCCGACGCAGGTGGATGCGAAGCGTGACGCGTGGGCCGATGTCGGATCCGGCGTCGCGGTACTGTCGGTCGGCGGCACGCTTGTCCACCGAGCGTCGAGTCTCGACGCAATGTCGGGGCTGACGAGCTACGCGCAGTTGTCGTCGGCATTCAATGCGATGCTCGGCAACAGCCAGATCGCGCACATCGTGCTCGACGTGAACTCGCCGGGCGGCTCCGTGAACGGGGCATTCGATTTCGCGGACGAGATTTTCAGTGCGCGCGGCAGGAAGCCGATCACGGCAATCGTCGACGAGTCCGCCTATTCGGCGGCGTACGCGATCGCGAGCGCGGCCGACGAGATCATCGTTCCGCGAACGGGCGGCGTCGGGAGCATCGGCGTGGTCGCAGCGCACCTCGACCGTAGCGAAGCAAACGAGCGGCAGGGTATCAAGGTCAATTACGTATATGCCGGCGCGCGGAAGATCGACGGCAATCCGAATGCGCCGCTCAGCGATGAAGCGCATGCCGAGCTGAAGGCGGAAGTCGACCGGATTTACGGCCTGTTCGTGGAGACGGTCGCCCGCAATCGCGGGCTGAGCGTGGACGCGGTGCGCGGCACGGAAGCCGGCGTGTTCCGCGGCCCGGCCGCTATCGACCATCGTCTCGCTGATCGCGTCCAGGCACCGCGAGACGCGATGCGAGCCATCGTCGAGCGGCATCAGGCGTCGACGTCGATCAGATCGGGCCGGTTGCAGCGGGCGGCCAGTGCGATGCGAATGCGGGCGATGTAACGAATCCCCGCGAGGGGTATGGAGGGTCACCAGTCGGTGGCCCTTTTTTATTTTCAGTAGCAATCAGGGAGTATCACATGGTGGATCTCACGAGTCTGTTGCAGCGCCGCGCGGGGGTGCAGGCGAGGGTGGCAGAGCTGGCGGCAATCGAAGCCGCGGGTACGGCGCTTACCGACGAGCAGGTGGCCGAATTTTCGACGCTCGAAGCGGAATTCAATGCGCTGACGGAAAAAATCAACCGTATCGAGGCGTCGAATCGCATGTCGGCTGCGGTCGCGACGCCCGTTACCGGCGCGCTTCATGCGCAACCGCGCGGCACGAGCGAGCGCCAGCGCGGCGAGTCGCTCGGCATCATCGTTCGCTCGCTGGTCTCGAGCCGTGGCGATCTGCGCGCCGCGGCGAACTATGCGGAAACGCAGTGCCATGCGCCGGATATCGCAGCGGCGCTCAACACGGGCACGCAATCGGCCGGCGGCTTTATCGTGCCGCCGGGCTACGTCCCGGAGCTGATCGAGCTGCTGCGTCCGGCCAGCGTCGTGCGTGCGCTCGGCGCGCGCACCATGCCGATGCCGGCCGGCACGCTGACGATTCCGAAGCTGGCGTCTGGCTCGACTGCATCGTACGTGAGCGAGGGGACGGATATCCCGACGAGCGAGCCGACGTTCGGCGACCTGAATCTGTCGAAGAAGAAGCTCGTTGCGATGGTGCCGATCTCGAACGACCTCATTCGTTTCAGTTCGCCGTCGGCGAACGAGATCGTGCGCGACGACATCATCCAGGGCATCGGCACGCGTGAGGATCGGGCGTTCCTGCGCGACAACGGCGCGGACAACACGCCGAAGGGATTGCGTTATCTCGCGATCGCGTCGAACGTGATTCCAGCGAATCCGACGATCAGCGTGCAGAACGTGAAGAACGACGCGGGCCGCCTCGAGCTCGCGCTGCTCGGCAAGAACGTGAAGATGCTCAAACCGGGCTGGATCTTCTCGCCGCGCACGCTGGTGTTCCTGCAAAACCTCGTCGACGGCAACGGCAATCACGTTTTCCCGGAGATTGCCGCCGGCCAGTGGCGCGGCAAGCCGTTCAAGGTGACGACGAGCGTGCCCGACAACCTCGGCGCGGACGGTGACGAGTCGGAGATCTATCTGACCGATTTCAACGACGCCATCATCGGCGAAGCAACGGGACTGATCATCGACATTTCCGGCGAAGCGTCGTACGTCGAGGGCGACAAGCTGGTGTCGGCCTTCAGCCGCGACCAGACGCTCGTGCGCGCAATCACGGAGCACGACTTCGGCCTGCGTCACGATCCGTCCGTGGCGGTACTGACTGCGGTGAAGTGGGCGCCGTAACGCGGCGCGTCGATAGGTGATGGGCGCGCAGCGCCCATCAGATTTTGCACACAGGAGTGTCAATTCAATGAAATCGATCAAGTTTCTGCGGCGTGTTCCGCCGTATCAGGCAGGGGAAATTGCGGGGTTTCCCGATCGTGACGCCGACCGGCTGATGGAGGCGGGCGCCGCTGAAGAGTTCCGTGCGCCGCGTCGTGCGGCGACGCGGGGCGCACGCTCGAGCAACGATGCGGCGAATGCCGGCGATCAGCCGAATGCAGGCGGAAGCAGTGCCGGATCGAATGGCGACGATGCGTCGGACGACGATTCGTCGACCAAGGGCGGTGACCCGTCGTGATCGCTCGCCTGATCGAGCCTCCGAAGGAGGAGCCGGTCGGCCGCGAAGAATCCCGGGTGTGGGCGAAGATCGACGACGACATCGATGACGTGATCATCGATGTGGCGATTCAGGCCGGTCGCGAAAAGGCCGAGCACGCCACGGGTCGCCGCTTCGTCAGGCAGGTGTGGGGTATCCGCGTTCGCGCAGGCGAAACGGTCTCCCTGCACGGCCTGATGCCGGTCATTTCGGTGAAGACCGCCGATGGTGCCGACGTTCCGTGGGACGACGGCTTGCCGGCGACTCTGACGGCAGCAGCCGACGCGGACCTTCGCATTGAGTGCGGCTATCCGGATGCCAAGGCGGTGCCCGCGTCGATCAAGATGTGGATCTGGCAACGGCTCGGTTATCTGATCGAGCATCGCGACGCATTGATGTCCGGGCAGAGCGTTGAGCCGCCTCGGGATTATGTCGACGGGTTGCTCGACCCGTACCTGGTGCCGAGGTTGTGATGCGGATCCCGACGATTGGCGAGTTGAACCGGCGGGTGCAGCTGCGTGAGCGCCGGGACTATCCCTACCGCGATGCCGAGCTCGAGTCCGAATTTCCGGAGCAAAAGCCACGCTGGGCGAAGATCGAACCGGTGGGCGCAGCCGTGTATAGCGGCAGCGTGCAAATCGACGAAAAAGTCACCCACCGAATCTACCTGCGATACCTCGATGGAATCACGACGGACTACGAGGTCGTGTATCTCGATCAGGTATTTCGTGTGAAACGTATCGGTGACCTGAACGGTGCACGGCGCTTTACGGTGCTCGAAGTAGAGGAACTCCAATATGGCAGGTAACGCGAATATTGCGCTTCACATTGACGGGTTTGAGGGCTTCGATCGGAAAATCGACTTCAAGAAGGGAAGGGTGCGAGCGGCAATGCGGAAAGCAGGCCGTCTCGTCGCCGGGCAGGCGCAGATGAACCTCGCGCTTGCGCATGGTGCGGTGGGTTATCCGCGTGTCCGGTCCGGTGCGTTGCGTGACAGTATCGCCTTCAAAGTGAGTCGATCGGGATTTATGGTTCGTGTCGAACCGAAGAAGACCGAAGAAATGAAGGCACCGTACTTTGTCTATTTGCACTACGGTGTCCGGCGTGGCGCACGTCGCGGCAAGGGTAGACGCGCGCAATCTGAAAGTGGATATCGAATCAAGCCGCGCGCGAATTACATGGTAGACGCGCTAGCGGACAAATCGACCGAAGTGAAGGCGATTCTTGCTGCTGCGTTAGCGTCAGCTTTGGAAATCCGCTAGTACGCGCGATTCGTAACTGTTGGCTCGCTTTGTGCGAGCCATTTTTATTTCCGCGATGAAGATTACGCCGACCATCGCGCATCTGCGCGATTTCTGTCCATTGTTCGAGCGCCGCGTTTCTGGTGGCATCGACTGGGGGGCATTGGAGGACAGCGCAAAGCTGGAAATGCCCGCTGCGTTCGTCGTGCTGACCGGCGACGACCCGGAGCCAAACCAGTTGCAGAACGGGACGAGGCAGGAAATCGCCGACGAGTTCGACGTCGTCGTCGCGCTGAAGCAAGGGAACGAGCGCGGGCAGGCGGCGGCGGACGAGCTGCACGATGTCCGTGCCGCGTTGCTGCGGGCGTTGGTCGGTTGGGTGCCGGATAAGCGATACGAACCGATCGAATACACGGGATGTGATCTCGTATCCACCGATCGCTTTCGCGTTCTCTATCGGTTCGGTTTTTCGGCGATGTGGACCCTCGGTAGTGACGACGATCCCGAGACCTGGCACGAGGACATGCTGGATAAATTGCCTGCTTTGCAGGGCATCGACATTCATGTCGACGCCATCGACCCCATGGCAGACCCGAATCTGGAAAAGCCCGGCCCGGACGGCCGGATCGAAATGGAGCTCCGTGTTGAGCTGAAGGATGAACGATGACAAAGACGATGTGCGTGAAGCCCGCGGACGGGCGAATCGTTCGCGACCCGTTGCGCGGTGACGATCTGCCGGCCGACGGCCGCGATGTGCCTCGAAATGTGTACTGGCGTCGCTGCGTGCAGTCGGGCGATGTGGTTGAAATCATGGAATCGGGCGACGTGGCCGCGAAGCCGGAGCCGGCCGTCGCCGAAGTCGCGGAGGCAGAGCCCGCCGGCACTGCTCAAGGCAAGGCAACCAAGGGGAGTAAGGGATGATCAGTTTCAACAACATTCCCGCTGATCTTGCGGTTCCGCTGTTCTATGCCGAAATCGACAACTCGGCGGCGGCCACGGGCGGCAATACGCTGCGACGGCTGATCATCGGGCAGGCGAACGATGATGCCGTTGTCGATGCGCCTGCGCTCACGTTGCTGTCGCGCACGAGCGATGCGATCGCATTGGCTGGCGAAGGTTCGATGCTCGCTGCGATGAGCGACATGTGGCGCCGCGGCGACCCCGTTGGCGAAGTGTGGGGGATCGCGGTCAAGGTCGCGGAAGGTGTAGCGGCAAAGAGCACGATCGAGCTGGTCGGTACGGCGACCGAGACGGGTCTGCTGTCGCTTTACGTCGCGGGTCGACGCGTGCGCGTGACCGTCGCGAGCGGGGCGGTTGCGGCTGATGTCCTGCTGCAGCTCGTTGCTGCCGTGAACGGGACCGCCAACATGCCGGTGCGCGCAGCCATTGCGGGTGTCAAACTGGAACTGACGTGCAAGTGGAAGGGCGACACGGGCAACGACATCGCGGTCGAATTCAACCGCGGCGGCCTTGCTGCAAACGAGCGTTTGCCGGCGGGGCTGAATGCGACGGTGACGCCGATGGCAGGCGGTGCGGGCTCGCCCGAGCTGGCTGACGTCCTGGCGGTCGTAGGCGACGAGGAATTTGAGTTCGTCTGCCAGCCGTGGACGGATCCGACGTCGCTGGATGCATTCGCCGAATGGATGAACGACGTATCGGGGCGCTGGGCGTGGTCGTCGATGTTGTACGGGCATGTCTACTCGGCGCGCCGTGGCACGCCGGGCCAACTTGTCGCTGCTGGCCGCGTGCGCAACGATCAGCACATGACGATCAACGGTTTCGAACCCGATTCGCCACGCCCGTCGTGGGAGCAGGCCGCGGCGTTCGGTGCGCGACAAGCTGTCTTCATTTCGGCCGATCCGGCGCGGCCGACGCAAACCGGGCTGCTTGTCGGGATCAGCGCTGCTCGGCCGGGGAAGCGGTTCATCCTGAACGAGCGCCAGTCGTTGCTGACGAGCGGTATCGCGACAACGAACTCCGCGGACGGATCGGTGCGAATCGAGCGCGCGGTTACGACGTACCAGCGCAACGCGTACGGGCAGTCTGACAACAGCTATCTCGACTCGGAGACGCTGCACACGACCGGGTACGTGATGCGGTTCCTGCGCCAGCGAATTACGAGCAAGTACGGTCGGCACAAGCTGGCGGTCGACGGGACCAGATTCGGGCCGGGCGCCGCGATCGTGACGCCGAAGATCATCCGCGCGGAGCTGATCGCCGCATACGACGAGCTGGAACTGGCCGGCATCGTCGAAAACGCCGACCTGTTCGCGCAATACCTGATCGTCGAGATCAATAAGACGAACCCGAACCGGGTCGATGTGCTGTTCCCGCCGGACTACATCAACCAGCTGCGCATCTTCGGGCTGTTGAACCAGTTCCGGTTGCAGTATCCGGAAGCGGCGGCGGCCTGACGGCGTCGACGATAGTGCAAACCGAGCGGCCCGCCATCGTGCGGGCCGCTGTCATTTCAGGAGACCGATATGGGTCAGAAGGTCGCCGGGACCGCCTACGTGAAGGCGGATGGCGAGCAGTTTTCGGTAACGGGGGGTGTCGAGTGCCCGCTGTCGGACGTCAAGCGCGAGAGCATTTTGCCGGGCCTCTATAAAGAAGAGGATCGTGTGCCGTACGTGAAGGTCGACGCGGTGTTTGAGAAGAATTTCCCCATCGCGAAGATTCAAACGGCGGATGACATGGTCGTGACGGTTGAATTCAAGAACGGCCGTGTGTACGTGCTCAGCGGCGCCTACGTTGTGGGTGAACCGGCGACGACTGGTGACGACGGCAAGGCGTCGCTGGAGTTCAACGGTGTGAAAGGACGGTGGCAATGAAGATCAAATTGAGCAAAGAGATCGACGCGCACGACGAGTCGTTGACTGAACTCGATCTGCGCGAACCGACGCCGGCCGATGTGCGGGCGATCAAGGCGCTGCCGTATGCGCTCGATCGCGAGGAAAACGTGCACGTGCGCCCGGACATCGTCGCGCAGTACATCGCGCGCCTCGCGAGTATTCCGCCGTCGTCGGTCGATCAGATCGACCTGGTCGATTTCAACTCGATCTGCTGGACGGTCGCGGGTTTTTTCTTGACTCGGGCGTCTCAGACGCCGACGACCTGATCGGTGGCGTCTACGAGCTCGCCCATTTCTGGCGCGTCGATCCGGAGCTGGAAATGACGCGCCCGATTTCGATCATTCTCGAGCATTTCGAACAGGCGAACCGCATTAGTCGTGCGGTTCCGGAGACGTAAGCGTGGCCGATCAATTCCAACTCAAAGCGCTGATTACGGGCGTCGACAAGCTCTCGCCGGCGCTCCAGGGTATTCGGAAGAATATCGCGGGCTTTCGCAAGGGGCTGAAGGCGGACGGCTTGGGCGAGATCGGTTTTCGTGACGTGGTGGCGGGCGTAGCGGTTGCCGCACCCATCATCGCGGCGACGAAGGCGGCGATCGACTTCGAGTCGGCGATGGCGGACGTGAAGAAGGTCGTCAACTTCGACACGCCGGAGCAGTTCAAGAAGATGACCGACGACGTGCTCGGGCTCTCAAAGCGGCTGCCGATGGCCGCACGCGACATCGCGAAGATCACCGCGGCCGGCGGCCAAGCGGGCATCGACAAGAGCGAGCTCGGGCAGTTTGCCGAGGACGCGGTGAAGATGGGCGTCGCCTTCGACCAGACGGCCGAACAGGCCGGCGACATGATGGCGAAGTGGCGCACGGCGTTCAAGATGGGCCAGGGCGAGGTCGTGTCGCTCGCGGACAAGATCAACTATCTCGGTAATACGGGGCCGGCCAACGCCCGCCAGATTTCCGAGATCGTTACGCGCATCGGGCCGCTCGGTGCCGTAGCAGGCATGACAAGTGGCCAGATCGCAGCGATGGGTGCAACGCTCGCCGGCGTGGGTGTGCAGGAAGAGGTCGCGGCAACCGGCATGCAGAACTTCATGCTGGCGCTGACGGCCGGCGCGAGCGCTTCGAAGAAGCAACAAGGCATCTTCAAGGCGTTGCGGATGGATGCCAAGGCGGTCGCGGCCGGCATGCAGCAGGATGCGCAGGGAACAATCGTGCGGGTGCTGTCTGCGGTGAGCAAGGTCGACAAGGTCAAGCAAACCGCGGTGCTCGAGGGGTTGTTCGGTCGCGAATCGATCAAGGCGATTGCGCCGATGTTGACGAACCTTGATTTGCTGAAAGGCAATTTCAAGAAAGTCGGCGATTCGACGCTCTACGCCGGCTCGATGCAGCAGGAATACGACGCACGGGCGGCGACGACGGCGAACAACCTGCAGCTGATGTCGAACCGATTCACGGCGATCGGGATCGCGGTCGGCAACGTGGTCCTGCCGCCGTTGAACGACTTCCTCGCGTTCATCGGCCCCATCGCCGACGGTGTCGCCGCATTCGCAACGGCCAATCCGGAACTCGTGAAGGGGCTGCTTGGAGCGGCCGCTGGCCTGATTGCGCTGCGCGGTGCGGCCGCGGTCGCTACAGTGGCAATGAAGATTTTTACGACGGTGTCGAGCCTCACGCCGCTCGGGCTGGCGGTGCGTGTGCTTGCGTTGGCGGCAGGGTTCCTGATCGCGAATTGGTCGAAAGTCAAACCGTTCTTCGAAAAGGTTTGGGCGGGAATCAAGGATGTGTTTTTCAGCTTCCCGCTCGTGCAGGTTATCGCGCAGAACTGGGGGCCGATTACTGAGTTCATGTCGGCGCTCTGGGGTGCAACGAAGATCGTGATCGGGGCCGCGTGGGAGGGCATCAAGGCGATGTTCTTCAACTTCACGCCGCTTGGAATCGTCATCAAAAACTGGGAGCCGATCGTCACGTGGTTTTCGCAGCTGTGGGACCGGGTGAAGCCCTATATCGAGCCGCTGATGAGCGGCGCGAAGTGGCTCGGTGGAAAGCTCGGTTTCGACGGCGGTGGCGCTTCTACGGGCGACGTGTTGCGCTCGGGCGCAGCAAGTCTGCGGAACTGGACGTTGGCGCAACAGACCGGAACGTCGACGGGAACGGCCCGTGTCGCGAGCGGCGTGCTGGCGCAGCAGGGTGCGGCGAATGCACGGCTCCAGGGCGACCTAAAAATCCGGTTCGAGGGCGCGCCTCCGGGGATGCGCGTCGAGCAGGCCCAGACGAATCAACCGGGCCTGTCCGTGACGCCGAGCGTTGGCTATCGGTCGCTCTCGGGCGTGCCGCAATGAGGTCATCATGAGTTGGCGAGAAAAGTTGCGGCCGGCGTCGTTCCGTGGCGTGCCGTTCAAGGTTTTCGACGACAAGACGCCGGTCGGGCGCCGCGTCGTTGTGCACGAATATCCGCGGCGGGACAGCAGTTATCCGGAGGACAACGGCAAGAAAACCCGGGAATACACGATGACGGCGTTCGTCATCGGCTCCGATTGCCTCGACCAGCGCGACAAGTTGCTCGACGCGCTCGAGCAGGAGGGAGCGGGTGAGTTGATTCATCCGTGGCTCGGCACGCTGCGCGTGCAGCCCGGTGAGTGCGACATGACGCACGTGAAGGCAGATGGCGGAATGGTCCGCTTCACGCTGGTGTTTCACGACGCCCCGGACTTGAAGTACCCGACCGGTGCAGCAAATACAGGTAAGCAGGCGCTCGGCAGCGCCGACGGATTGCTCGATACCGCGCTGAGCCGGTATCACGATGCGGTTGCGTTGGTCGATCTGGCACAGGTCACGGTCGATAGTCTCATGCAGCAGGGCGGATCGATTTTCGACGTGCTCTATCGATATGCGTCGCCGTTCACGGTGTTGTTCGGAAGCGTGCGGAGTTTCGTCGAAACGCTCGTCGAAATTCCGGGCTCGATCGCGGATCGATTCCGTTCCGCATCGGATCCGGCATTTGTCGCGCGCGTGGCCCCTGCCGGTTACGCGGATGCGATTTCCGGAGCGCTCGGCAAGGTGGGTGCGATCTCGATGCTTGACGAGATTCCGCCGCCGCGCGGGCGCGAGGCGAGCAAGTTGTTCGCCGCGACGGTCGAGCTCGTGCAGGACGTGTTGCTGGTCGACGTCGTGCGCGACGCCGGCGCGTTACCGACGTACTCGCCGGCCACGTTGCCGGCCGGCGCGCCGGCGCTGGATGTGCAGATTGCAAATCCATTGCTCGCTGTCGATGTGCCGGTCGCGGATGATCTGCGCGACCTTGCAGAGGCTGTTTCCGAATCCATGTGGCAGCAGGGAATGGCGGCGCCCCGCGAGCATTTCCAGGCACTGACAACCAGCCGTGTGAAGGTCGCGCAGCATTTGGCGAAGGTTGCACGCGAAGGCGTCGGTCTGGTGACGCTAACCCCACCGGAGGCGGTGCCGGCGCTCGTGCTCGCGTATCGCAGATACGGCGACGCGGCGCGCGGTGACGAGATTGTGATGCGCAACCGGGTCGCGCACCCTGGCTTCCTGCCGACCGTGCCGCTGAAGATTCTTTCTCGATAGATGGCTGACAACTCCAATACCGTCACGTTGACCGTCAACGGTCTTGATTTCGCCGGATGGACCGATGTCCGAATTTCGACGGGTATCGAGCGGCAGGCGCGTGATTTCGAGCTCGCGATTACGTGGAAGTGGCCCGGCAGCGGGGATGTACCGAGGCAGGTCAAGCAGGGCGACCGATGCGAGGTGCGTATCGGGTCCGATCTGGTGCTGACCGGATACGTGTTCTCGACGCCGATCCGGTACGACGCCGCATCGCTGACGTGCGGCATCGCGGGACGATCGATTACGGCCGACCTTGTCGACTGCGGTGCAGACAACAAGCCGTCGCAGTGGCGCGGTCAGCGCGTAAGCCGGATCGTCGACGCACTGGCCGCGCCGTACGGTGTGAAGGTCGTCGACGAAACAGGGGACGCGGGAACGTTGGCCGATCACACGATCGAGCCCGGCGAAACGGTCTTCGATTCGATCGACCGGCTGTTGCGGTTGTCGCGGTTGCTGTCGACCGACGACGAGCACGGGCGCTTGGTCATTGCCGAGCCCGGGAGCGCCGGCAAGGCGTCCGACAAGCTCGAGCTCGGCGTCAACATCAAGGGCGGTGATGCGCCGCTCGATTTTTCGCAGGTGTTCTCCGAGTACGTGTGCAAGGGGCAGCGCAGCGGAACCGATGAGGCATTCGGCATCGCGGTCAGCGAGATCGAGGCGCGCGTGGCGGATTCCCGTATCGCGCGGCATCGAACGATGGTGATGCGTGAAGCCGGGCAGATGACCGCCGATCTGGCGCGACTGCGCGTGCAGTGGGAGAGCGAAAACCGGATCAGCAAGGCGTTGGCGACGACCTACAAGGTGCAGGGTTGGCGACAGTCGAACGGCCAAATCTGGCGACACAACCAGATCGTCCGTGTCGTCGATTCGATCATAGGCTTCGATCGCGACATGCTGATCGTGGAAATTGAATATTCGCAAAGCAATGCCGGAGGGATGCTCACGAAGCTGACGGTCGCTCCACCGGATGGCTTTGCGGCCGAACCGCTGACGAAGAGAAAGAAGGTCAAGGGCAAGAAGAAAGGAAAGGACAACTTTGAATTTCTGTTGCCGGCCGATTGGGAGAAGCAATGAACAAACTGGGTACGTGGCTAGTTCGCGGGGTCGTGTCGCTCGTGAATTCGGCCTCGAAGATGCAGACGTTGCAGACGCGATTGATGGCGGGCGGGGTGAAGGATGGGGTCGAGCATTTCGAGCCGTACGGGTTCACGTCGCATCCGATGGACGGCGCCGAGGCGATTGTTGGTTTTCTCGGCGGCGACTCGTCGCACGGCGTTGCATTGGTCGTGGCCGATCGCCGATTTCGCCCGCTGAATCTGAAGCCTGGGGAGGTCGCAATTTTCACGAACGAAGGTGACAGCCTGATTCTGCGCAACGGCCGTATCGCCGAGCTGACAACGGGCACGTTCCGGGTCAATGCCTCCGAAAAAATCGAGCTCAATTCGCCGATTGTAGAGGCGTCAGAGCAGGTTGTCGCAAAGGGACGTCTGACCGCGCAATCTGGCATGGCCGTACGCGCGGGCGAAGGCGGTGGCGAAGCGGCAACGTTCGACGCACCCATCCGCACGCCGGACGTCATCGTCAACGACAAGAGCACGGCGCGGCACCGTCACGCGGAGACCGGCGGCATTACGGAAGAAATGCAATGAGCGACGCACGGGAAGCGATGTTGCGGCGCGCGGTCGAGATCAGCCTGTTTACGTGGCGACGTGCGGAACCCGGCGATCCGCTCGACGACGACGAGCGAATGGGATGGTGGGGCGATAGCTTCCCGGACGTTGCCGGCGATCGAATCGGATCGCGTTTGTGGCTGTTGCGCCGTCAGGTGTTGACCGCGGAGGTGCTGCGCCGTGCCGAGGAATACTGCCGCGAAGCTCTGCAGTGGATGGTCGACGACGAAGTCGTGGCGGCGATCAGCGTGAGTGTGAAACGAGCGGCTGGTGTCGGGCGTGCTGCAACAGAGCGAGCGATCGGGGAGATTGTCCTGTCCGACGACCGCGACGAGCCGTTCACCATCAACTACGACGACATGTGGAGAATTTTCGATGACTTTTCCGTTGCCGACGCTGCCTGAGCTGATTGAGCGGGTAGGCGGCGATCTGACATCCGCGGCGGATGGAGCGCTGCGGCGCTCGGATCAGCGCGCGCTTGTACGGGTCCATTCGGGCGCCAGCCACGAAATGCACGGCTATCTCGGATGGACGGCACGGCAGATTCTGCCGGACGAGTGCGACGAGGAAATGCTGTTGCGCCACGCTCGCCTGCGACTCGCGGTGCCTCGCAAAGATGCCGCGTCCGCGTCCGGCTTCGTATCCGCCAGCGGGGCTGAGGGGAAAACCATCGACGCGGGCGCGCTATTGCAGGCTGATGACCAGCGACGCTACGTGGTTGTCGAGACCGCGACGACTCGAGCCGGAGCGGCGAAGGTTCAGGTGCGAGCCGTCGATGCGGGGGTTGCGGGCAACATTGGTGCCGGCGTGCGCTTGCGGTTTATTTCGCCGGTCGTTGGCGTATCGGACACGGTCGTGGTGCTTGATCCCGGAATTTCGGGCGGCACGGATCAGGAATCGGTCGAGCGATTGCGACAACGGGTCATTCGATCCTATCGCCTCGTGCCTGACGGCGGGAACGGAGACGATTACGTGACATGGGCGCTCGAGGTGTCCGGCGTTACGCGCGCGTGGTGCCGGCCGCACTACATGGGACTCGGTACGGTCGGCGTCTTTTTCATGCGCGACGACGATCTCAACCCCGTGCCGGACGAGCAAGCATGTGCGACGGTGAAGGCGTATATCGAGCGGCAGCGGCCGGTGACTGCGGAGTTGTACGTGCTTGCGCCAACGCCGCGCGCGATCGATTTCGATATTTGGCTTTCGCCTGACGATGAAGCAACGCGCACGGCCGTTGTGGAAAACCTGTCCGATTTGCTTGAACGGGAGGGTGCGCTCGGGGTGACCGTACTTGAATCGCATCTCAGGCAGGCGATCAGCGGTGCGCGCGGCGAGCGTGATCACAAGTTGTTGCAACCTGTCGACGACGTTGCCCTGCAGCCGAACGAGATTCCGGTAATGGGAGTCGTGAAATGGCAGTGAAAGACGAGGCGGACTATCTACAGATGCTGCGCGCGTTACTGCCGCCCGGTCCGGCATGGAGCGATGAGCTCGCTCCGCAGGTGCACCGCGTGCTCGCCGGCCTCGCGCCAGAGTTCCTGCGCATCGATGCCCGTGCATGGGCGCTGCTTGACGAGATGGACGCCGCGACGGTGCGCGAGCTTGTGCCGGATTGGGAGCGCGTCTGTGCGCTGCCGGACGAATGCCTTGGACCGGCGCAGTCCTTCGAAGAGCGACAGCGCGAAGTGCGCAACCGATTGCTGGGCATTGGTGGTCAACGCATCGCGTATTTCGAATCGCTCGCGCGTGAGAACGGCTATCCGGACGCCCGGATCGAGGAACACCGCGCGCCGCGGTTTGGGCGGTCGCGATTCGGTGTTGCTCGCTTCGGTACGTGGGCGCAGCAGTACATCTGGACGATGCACATGGGGCGGCGGCGCAGCGACGGTCGCCGCTGGGGCGTGACAGTTTGGGGCGAGCGGTTCGGACGCAATCCGAATAGCGGCATCGAGTGCTACATCCGGCGTCATGCGCCTGCGCATACGTTCGTGATTTTTGACTACGAGGTATAGGGATGGATTATCCAAAGAGCGTGCCGGGTGTCGGCCTGGTGGATGGGAAGTTCGTCGACGAAAATCCCGGCGCCGGGCAGGTTGGTTCGTTGATTCCGTCGAAGTGGGGGAACGACCTGACGGACGAAGTGCTCAACGTGCTGCGGGAAGCTGGCATCAATCCCGACGAAGCGACGACGACCCAACTGCGTGACGCAGTGGTCGCGATCGCACAGCGTTCTGTGTCAGGCTCCATCGCCAGCCAAGCTGAGGCCGAAGCGGGCAAGGACAACACGAAGCTGATGACGCCGCTGCGCGTCGCACAAGCCACGGCGAAGAAGCAGGATGCGTTGGGCTATGCGCCAGTTCAACAGGGGACAGGGATCGGACAAGGTCCGAACATCGTAAAGCTCGGCTGGGCGAAGGATGGCAGTGGTGTGCTTGTCACTGTCGACAATACCGACTTTGGTGCCATTGCACTCGCGAAGCAAGTAGTCGGATATGCGACGCAGCAATGGGTGCAGGGATACGCCGTCAGCATAGCAACCCCGCGCATGTCGGACCGGCCGGTGGTAGGCCGGGACGGATGGCAGGCGGATTTTGCGCTTCAGAATCGGAGGCCGGGACAAAACTCGACGACGTACTTCCGGGCGCGCGATGGCGGTGGGCTTGAGATTATCAACAACGCTTACAACAGTGTTCCTTGGAACGTCAGCGATGGTGGCGAAACGTGGCAGTCAGGCAACCTGCATGTCGGTGATGCTGTATTCCGGACTGACGGCAACGTGCTGCTGCCGTTCCGTGGAGCTTGGTTGAGTGACGTGCTGAACGACCTCTATAACCGCGACAACGGCAAGGCAAACGCGGGTGCACGCGTGCAGTGGGATTCAGGGCTCGCGGAATTTGACTACGTTGGTTCGGTGAGCAGCAATATTCACGGTCAAATCGATTTGCCTGCCCCGTGGGTGGTGACAGGGCTGCGCGTTGCTGCGAGTACCAGCGCGATCACGGCGATTTGGCAACGTGGTGTTGTCTTGCGTAACCAATAAGGATCACAGATGGATTTCAGTAAATATACGCACGATCACATGGTGCTTGCCCTGAAGCGCATGTATCCCGACCTCGTGCCGGGTCAAGACTACCGCGCAGCTCAACCGGTAGAGCGGAACGGAGGACAAAGCGGACCTCCGTTTATCGCGCATTGGGCGAGTGAATCGGTGCCGCAGCCCGAGGACGCGGACGTCCATGCGTACTTCGAAGCTAACGAAGAATCGATCCGCGCAGAATATATTCGGTTCTTCCGAGACATGGCGCTCCGCGGTAGTGATGGCAAGACCGTGGTTCCGCCCGATGCCCCGGCTTCGGTCAAGGTCCAGGCTGATGCGTGGACGAAGTACCGTGAAGCGCTACGGAAGATCCCCGAGCAAACGGGATTTCCGTTTGAGATTGAGTGGCCCCAATCTCCGGACGAAGAATTTTCCCCTTCTAGGTGATGTTGCTGGCCCAACGTGGCCGGCACTTCGGAATCACGGTCAAGTATGGCCGAACATAAATCACTGCCGCCGTTCGGGCGGCTTTTTCGTTTACGGGGATTCGATGCAAGACCACGAAAAGACCATTTTGGAGCTGATCATCATGGGCGGATTGATTGGTATCGCGAAGGTATTGGTAGGTGGTGAACAACTGACATTTCGCCTTGTTGCCGGCCGCGCGATGCTGGGCTCTGCAACATCGATGGTCGCGGGAATCGCGCTGTTGCAGATCCCGGATCTGCCGCCGATTGCGCTGCTCGGTATCGGCAGCGCGCTCGGCATTATTGGCTCGCAGTACCTCGAGGTGCTGCTGCGCCGGAACGCGAAGCGACTGTTCGGGGAGAAGTGACGATGGCGCGTATCACTGTTACCACTGCCGGCGGTCGGAATCGCGTCGCGTTTCTCGACATGATCGCCGTGAGCGAGATCGGCTCCGATCTGCTGGCGAAGTCGGACGACGGCTACAACATACTCGTCGGCTCGACGCCGTCGCGGCCGCTACTGTTCGCCGGCTACGCGACGCATCCGAACGTGCTCAACCGGCAGATCCCAGTGCCTTCGACGGCTGCCGGCCGCTATCAGATCCTCGCGCGCTGGTGGCGGATCTATCAGGCGCAGATGAAGCTACCCGACTTCGGCCCGGTGTCGCAGGACCAGTATGCGCTGCAGCAGCTGCGCGAGCACGGCGCACTGCCGTTGATCGACGCCGGCCGGTTCCGTGAGGCGGTGGCGAGGGTATCGAACGTATGGGCCAGTCTGCCGGGGGCCGGGTACGGCCAGCACGAAAACAAGATCGAACATTTGCTGGCCGCGTATCGCGCGGCCGGCGGGGAGCTGGTCGCATGACGTGGATTGATCCGCGTATCTGGCTGCTCGTCATCGCCGGCATCATAGCCGGTTCGGCGGGCGGGTATTTCAAAGGGCACCGTGATGCGGACCAATTCGCCAAGGTCGCCAATCAGGCCAAGCAGATCGACGATCTGCGGGCCGAACGTGACGAATATAGCCGCCGGTTGGTGGCTCAACAGGAGAACGCAACCGATGCTGCGAAAGAACGTGATCAGGCGCGCCGTGACGCTGCTGTTGCCGATGGTGCTGCTGATGGCCTGCGCAAGCAAGTCGCCGCACTCGACGCCGACGCTCGACGTGCCGGCGCTGCGGCCGGAAGCTCGGCAACCGGCGACGCCCTCGATCTGCTTGCCGACGTGCTCGGCCGCTCTGACCAGCGCGCGGGCGACCTGGCAGAGTATGCTGACCGTGCCCGCATCGCCGGCCAGCAGTGCGAGCGCGACTACGACGCGCTGACGGCGCGCTGAGGTGCTGGATCGAGTTGATTCATGTATACAAAGTGTTACATTGCAGGTCCTATCACAAACAGGTAGACGGGTGTATGGCGGTCGAACTTAGAACAACGAGAGAGGCGATCGACTTCATCGCCGCAAATCTTGCCCGCGACGAGGCTGGAGTTCCCGATGTATCGGTACTGGGCGAACTGGCGCGGCTTTCGATACATATTGAGGGCGCTAACTACCATGGTAGTTTCCCGGGTGAGTTCGCTCGAGGACTGTGGGAGTTCCAAGAAGCGATATACAATGCCGTCGCGTTCTCCCTCTACGGCGTCGAGGACATTCGGAGATTGACGGCGGAGCAGAAGGATGATTTTAAAATCGTCTTTCAGGTAACGGAGGGCTCGCTCGATATTGGAGCGATCCTAGAGAAATTCTTCGACAAGTTTGCCGAGAGCATCTCTCAAATGGACAGCAAGCACAAAGCAGTGACGATCGCGACGGTCGCTGTCATTGTCGCGACGGCGTATGGCGCTATCCAGATCAGTGAGACGAATGCCGATGCAAAGAAGGCCGAAGTCGAGGCTCACCTTAAGGTCGAACAGGAGCAGGAGCAAACCCAGCGCCTTAGGATTTTGGCCGACGCTGTTGCCGGAAACAAGGTAGCAGCCCAGTTTGCCAAAGCGACGGAAGATGGTGCGCGCGCGATTGTCAAGCGCGCTCAGGGAGCGACTGAGGTTCAGGTGGGCGCCGTGCGGTTTGATCAGGACGAGATTGAAGAAGTCAATCAGCGCGCTGCAAAGGAAAAAGCAACTGCGCAGATACTCACGGACAAGTTCGTGGTTGTCCGGGTCGAAACACGCGATAGCAGTTTGACAAAACTCATCCTCGCGAGCGCGGCGACCGGCGAGTTCGTCGCCATCATGCAAGATGACGAGTTTGACGCCGATCAAACTAACAAGCTGTGGTCGGCAATCAGAAATCGTGAAAAGGTTGAACTCGAAGTTAATGCAACGTATATCCGTAGCACGATGAAGTCTGCTCAGATCGTGAAGGTGCTCTAGACATCGCAAGAAAATTGGGGCGGGCGATGGTGACTTCGAGTTGTCGCTTTTGAACGCTTCGCTTGATGCGCTTCCTTCTGAGCGGAAAGTTCACCGATGCATCGAGAACCAACTTTTTGAAACGTCGGGAGACCTGGCAAATCGCTGGCGGGCAGGGCATCGCCGGCCAGTAGTACGGGCGCGACTACGACGCGCTGACGGCGCCGAAGTAGAGACGGATTGGGTGGTCGGCGGACGGCTAATTGAGCGGCTCGAGGTAGCAGCCGCGCGCGGTCAGGTGCATCTTCGCGTCGCTGAACGACTCAAAAATATCGTATCCGCATTCGACGTACGTGATCGTGGAATCGAATTTGAGATCCTCGATATTGCGTTTCCACGTGAGCGGTACGTTGGTCAAATGCCCCGGATCGAAGTGGACGACGCACAGGTATGGTGGACGAATGCCGCGAGGCGGATGTTCCGTGCGTAGTACCAGCTCGACTTTGACGACGACATGGTGTTCCGGGATGCGGTCCGCGTAACGCAGCAGGTATGCTCGCAACGAATGGCCGTCCTTCCGGTCTTGCGCCGATGCGAACCCGAACCAGTCGTCGTCCGAGTCGCTGAATTCTTCCGCGATCGTGCGCATGTCGATCTCCAAGTGCGACGAGCATCCAGAATGCCACAGGCGCGTCAGCAGTTCTCCGCGCCCGACGCAGCTCCTCGCGAAGCATGTGGTAGAGCTTTCGAAATGGCCCAAATGGACTAACCAGATCGCTGCGGTCCGACGTCGCGCCTTCTGTCGATTTCCACCAGTCCATGACCTTCTGAAGCGACTTCCGGAGTATCACAATTTCAAGGATGAGGCGTCGAATTTCCGCATCGTGGTTGGCCCGCCAGAGTTCGCGCCGTTCAGTCCCGGTCGGCGCGACGAACTCCGGCATCATCGGTACATGATTCGGTACGAATCCGTAAGCGAGACGACGTTGCGATCGACTTTCGTTTCCTTGATCGCGCGCGTCCGACTCATCGATAAATTGCCCGGTGAGACACCGGAACTCGCCAGGCGTGACCGGAACGTACGTGCGCCAGAGCTCGCCTGACTCAAGATCCGTGTCCCCCCATGTGTAAGCCTAGCGTGGCTTCATGATGTGATGAGAGGCTGTATGTATTTACAGTATGGCGCGCTAAGATGGTGCCGCCAATTCGAGAAAATTGGCGGCGGTCAATGTGTACCAATTACATGGTGCAGGGCGCGGATTTTGGCCTGAGCGAGCTCAAGATCGACAGCTTCGCTGGGCTTTACCGCTGGACACCGTGGAAGCACGAGATTTACCGAGACTACGATGCGCCGATCGTGGCGAGCATCGAGGCAGTCCAAGCCGCTGATCGCCGGGTTTGGTTTTTGGCCCCGCGCGCTGCGGAAGGCCAATGGCGAGAAGGCGAAGGAGCGGGGCAAGAAACCGCCCGTCATGCGCAGCACGATGAACGTGCGCGACGACAACCTCGGAAAGCCTGCGCCGTACGGACAACCTGGCGCGGCGGCCGGCGTTACCTGATCCCGGTGCGGTTCATAGTCGAGCCGTCGTATCGGGATGCGCGTCAAGAAGCGAATGGCGACTGGGTGCTCGGGCCGCACGTGTGGCAGCGGATCGGCGCGCTCGACCGGCCAACGATGTGCGTCACTGGCATCTGGCGCGCGCTTACGAACCAGGACGGCGCCGAGCACCACGTGATGTCGATGATCACCGTAAACTCCGACGGCCACCCGCTGATGTCACGCATGCACAGGCCCGCCGACGAGAAGCGGTCGGTCGTGATCCTGCGGCCGGACGATTGGGAGGAGTGGTTGACGACATCGAATGTAGAAGCTGCCCGCGAAATGCGGCAACTCTATCCGGTCGTTGAAATGACAGCCGAGTCTGTGGTCGTCACCGCGAAATAGCGCCGACGCGTCTGTGCGCCCCTGTCGTCATTATGGCTACATCCAATCTGCCTGCTACAATGGACTCCATGAAAAAGCGCCCAGACTCCTTCGTAGACGCCCTGTTGGCAGAGGAAGCCTCTGCGGAGCGCGTTCGTGCGGCGTTTCGGGAACTCGGGCGGTCTATCGAGCGCCAGCAGAGGTCCCATGAAGAAAAACGCGAAAATTTAAATAGGGACATAAGAAATGGGGCTCGGGTCACAAAGCATCGATTCCATATTTGATTTTCTGTATGCCGATACGTATCGGCTGAAATCTTGGTTGGCCCAATTGCTTGACGACGGGGTTCCTACGGGGCACCGGCGCACGTCTCAGACTGGTGAATCTGATAATTCAGAGGTATCCGGTAATGTCGACGTGACGGCTAAAGCTTCTGCACTGATTGCCAAAGGGGAAGTGAAGGGGGCGGTAACGGGAAAATTGGGGACTTTGGAAAGTTCATTGTCGTCTGTCGAGCGAAGCTTTGATGCTTCGTGGTCCCTACCGCTCAATGTGCTCGATCGGTTGGATGAGGCGGGATTAATCACGCGAGATATATCGACCGCAAAAATTGGTTCCGTCGTCCTGATTACAGGTACTCCTCAGCTCCATGATATTAAGCTGCTTCAAGACGTATGGAAGCCAGCAATTGGTTTCATGACGTCCCAGGAAAAAATAACTCATCGAAACAAGAGTGAGATCACTTCAAAAAAAATGATGCTCCAGAGCATCGGCGAAGTCCTCCAGGTCATGCCTCCGACGCCCCAAATCACAATGGCGGATGTTTCGGGGAGATTAGTCTGGGGTTGCTTAAATGATGATCATATGGTCATTAGCGCCTCCTCTTTGGCATTAACTCACGGGACCTCTGTAAAGGGTACATGGCATGTTCTCGCTGTCCTTGATGCTACTCCGGATGAAGATATTGACGATCCACACGAGTTCGATAGCGTCATGGCTTACAGTCAGTTGATGGCGTCGACCGCAGATGTACTCGGGTCTATCCGCGACCTGATGGGGCGCCCCTCGCAGGCGTATGGGATCACCCCAGTCGTTATCTTCCGCAGCATCGGTGCTTGATTTGCCGAATTGATCATTCCGGCCGTGGGTCAGCGTAGGTTCAGGCGTAGGTTTGTAATTTGACGCCGACTGAGTAAGGCTCGAACATTACTTCGAAGAAAACGAGTAACACGATCGAGAGGCTCCGGGGAGCTGGAACCAACGAATCAAAAAATTGTAGATCGTGAAGCTTTCTCGAATTCCCGAACTTGACCTGCTTCGGTTCGTCGCCGCACTTGCCGTAGTGTTTTTTCACTTTGCATTTCGGGGCCATGCAGCCGACGACCTGACCATCATGCATTATCCGCCGCTGGAGCCGATTTCTCGGTACGGTTTCCTCGGCGTGCATCTGTTTTTCATGATCAGCGGGTTCGTAATCCTCATGACGGCCGGCGATGCGAGCATCAAAAAATTCATTGCGTCCCGTGCGGCTCGTCTGCTGCCGGCGTTTTGGGTTTGTTGCACGGTCACTTTCTTCGTGACGCTCGCAGTTGGCGGGAACAGGTTTACGGCGACATGGCCCCAATACATCGTCAACATGCTGACGCTCGGCGGCGGGTTTGGGGCCGATCCGATCGACGGCGCATATTGGTCGCTCGGTGCAGAACTGCGGTTCTACAGATTGGTCGCGATTCTGATCATCGTCGGCCAAATTGGCCGTTCAGAGCGATGGCTCTTTGTATGGTTGATCGGCACGGTGCTCGTGGAGATATTCCCGTTCATCAAGCTCAAGACTTTCCTGGTGACGGATTACGCTGGCTTCTTCATCGCTGGCGCGGCGTGCTTTCTCATTCGGGCGCACGGGCTATCGCGCTCACGCGTCGTGCTGCTGTGTGCCTCGTGGGCACTATCGCTGTATCACGAATTCCAGTTGCTGCCATCCTTTAGCGAACACTTTCGATTGGACCTGAGCCCGGTGGTCATCGGTATCGTGATGACGTCTTTTTTCGTGGTGCTGCTCGGGCTCGCGCTTCGTCGAACGCCGATCCTTCACGGTTCGCGATGGGCCTGGTTCGGTGCAATTAGCTATCCGCTTTACCTGATTCATCAGAACGTCGGTTACATGCTATTCAACTTGACCGACGCAACGGCGAATAGCGACGTGCTGTTTTGGAGCGTTATCGCGGCGGCCATCGCGTTTGCATTGATGGTGCACGTAGCCGTCGAGAAACCGCTCGCACGGCCGCTGAGGAGCGGAATCGTGCTTGGGCTTGATGCGCTTCACAACTGGGCTTTAACTGCGCATCGGAGCCGAATGCGCCAGTAA